AAGGAACTGGGGATTCCTCCGCAGGGTTGCCCTACGCTTGCCTCCTAGATTATTATTATTAATTATATATTACTATTCCTAAGCTATTTATGAACTCTACATGCTTCTCTTTTGAGTCTAAGTATGTGCCATCGGCCAAGTAAAATAGTCTCCTCTCTATATCTAACTTCAAGTGTGTGTGAAGTACCTTGTGAGGACTACATTTTAGCACAAATATATCTGAAAGACTCTCATCTGAGTAGCTCCAGTGGTGAGCTTCGTACCCTTTTTCGAGATTCAATCTCTTACTTAAACCTTTGTAGGTACTGGTCTTTTTCCAAGGCTTGTCCTTATCCCACAGTTCCTGACTCGCTAAGTAATTAAGTCTCTTATACTTCTCTCTGTGTCTCTCACGCTCCTTCTCCAACCCTTCTGGAGTGGAGGTGTTTATACAGGTCTGATTTTTAGAGTCTGTCTTTGTACACTCCTTACACTTTCCTAGGCGCTTATCTGAAGTTTCCTTGTGCTTATAAAAATCATCAATATTCTTCGTTTTTTTGCACTTAAAACAAGTTTTTAACTTTTTTTCTAAGTACTGAAAATACTTTTCCGTCAAAATTCCTGTCTTATCTGGATGTGGGTCATGCCACAACTCTCCATTTTTGTAGATGCATATGTGCATTACTTCTGGGTTTCTTGGACTAACTCCTGAAACTAGATAGTGAATGTTATCATACTGATGCGCCTGTAGACTCCCTAACTCCCAACCCTTCTCATGAACCCATTCCAGAAGAACTGCGTTCCAATCTTCAACTTTGTCATAGATATCTTGAATCTGTAAGACATCCTCTGGGCAACTAAGATCCATGAAACAAGCTATAACCGTTGCATAGCAATTCCCCCTGCTAAGAGGGGGGTTATGCAGTTTTGTTTGTTCTAACTTCCTCATTTTTATCCGAAAGGCAAATCATCCGGTTCCTCAAAAGCCTGTTCTGGTGTTTTTATCTTTGCTGCTGAAGGTGCTGGTTTTGCTAAAGGCACAGCAGATGCTGCGGGTGCTGTTGCAAACTTTCCTAAAGTCTCATACAAATACTTGTTCTTTGCTGTATTGTTACCTACTCTGGCTCCGGTGTAATCTTCAGACCACGCAACTGCTGGAATGTCTCCTGGAGTATCAACTCCTGCTTTTGTAAAAGCATAAGATAATAAGTTCAACTTAACATCAAATACAGTCTCTTCATCTAGATTTGCAGTCTTAACTGAAATACCTACCTTAGCATATTTCTGACCTTCATCTTGAATGCTATAAGGGTAGAATCTGTAATCCGCTCCAGAGACCAATGACCCAAGAACTCTGATCAAAGATTCTGCATAACTTGCAATGTTCTTTTTCTGATCAAACAGTGGTAAGTTAATATAGTTTTTAATACCCAGTTTGTCTGTCACTGCGATTGACACTTCCTTGCCGAAGTTGCTATCTCTAATAGAGACGTTATTGTACTTTCCATAAAGGCCTCTGTTCAAGACTCTTCTATAGGAAACTGTTCCCACTGAATTAGTGCTTTCCACAAAGCCTTCTTTCTCTAATTTAGAGTACTCATATAAGTCTCCCGTTTTGTAATCTACTTGTAAATAAATTGCCATTTTTGCTTTCCTTTTTAATTTGTTTCTTTCTTCTTTTTTGCAGCCATTATTATTGCATAAACTTCCCCCGCCGACTGCTTCACGGAAAATGTTTTATTTGACTTCAAGAATATCGAAGTGTCTTCTTTGTCATCCCCAGCTACAATAAGCTCTATTAGCTTAGGCTTAACAAACATAATATCTTCCACTTTCCTGTAATTGCTCTTGTCATCTACTAGCCTATCAATTCTAATCTTTGGGTCGACTATCTCTTCTGGTACCCTGAATCCCATGTCCTTATACCAATCTGCATCTTTCCCATCATCATCAGTGTCTGATGCTTTTTCAAGTTCCTTAATCTCGTTCTCTATTTCTTCCTTCAGTACTTCACTGGTTATTGTTAGTTTTATCATAAGTGCAAATATAGGGATTATAATTCAATTGTACAACTTTTCTTACAACTTTTCTCTGTAATCAGCGATTAATTTTTCTATTCCCAAAAGTAGCTCCTCAATTGGGCTAGTTGTAATATCTTGTTGTTTATGTTGGCCTCTAATATCACTCCGAATAGCCCTACTTGGCGCGGACATGTGGCTCATCCATAATCTGCTGTCGAAAACAGTCCCCTGTGTAAGTGGGTCCATATTAAAGGCGTTGCTTACACCAGGGCGCGCTGCTTCTTGACGCTCCTTGTCAATCTCATCTAATAGATCTCCTATTCTTGTATTCTTATCCTCAGACCCCATAACCTTGTAACTGATGGTTAAAAGGTTAGCATCAAATCCTTCCATTTGTAACGCCTCATTGAATGTCATCTCTTTACCATCCAGCGTAAATATTAATTTTCCTTTATATCTTGTCATAAGTTTTATTTGCCTTTATTACCAAACATTTAACCCACCTACTGAGTCAATCTGAGCGCCTTTTGTTATTAAATTATGTAACTCTAAAAATGTTTTTAATTCGGAAGCTCTTACCTCATTGAATTTTCCATGCATAAAAGGAACATCTAAACAGACAAAAATATCATCTTCCTCACCAGTGTAACTTCCTTCGCCTACTTCAAAGCAGTTAAATTCTGTATTTTCGAGTAAAGACTCCAAATAACCTAAAACGTCATCATAATACTCATGATCTTCTTCTAGTTCTGGTATAAGGACCTTAAATCCTATTCCAAAATTACCACTGTAATCTACTCCCATAATCTATTTGTTTTACTAGTTAAAAATAACAACAGAGGAGAAAGACTTACTCCTCATTCTAATAGTAATCATCTTTTTGGTTTTTGTTGCTCTGTACAAATATAAGGAACTTATATGGTTCCTGCAAGTTTTTTCTTACTTTTTTTCTAAAAATTCTATAATTTTAGTCAATGCTGGGTTTCTATGATTCGCGGTAAGTGTGGTGTACCCAACTAAGTTAGATCCCTCTAATCTCATGGTATCATAGATACAACTACTCTTTCCAATCTGCCTGTCTATCTGCTCCTTTGAACCACAGAAAATAATCTTGCTGTCCTTTCCTAATCTAGTTACAATAGTTCTGAAGTCTGCATAAGTCATGTCCTCGTATTCATCGACTATCACCACTGAGTTTAAAAAAGTACATCCCTTGGCCACGTCGATCGGCATTATACGGATAAGACCTTCCTTCATCATCTTCTCAGTCATTTCCTTTCCTTGACACACCTCTAAGTTTTGAACAATAGGAAATGTGTAAGGGGCCATCTTTTCTTCTAGAGTTCCCGGAAGTGCCGCCAATGAGTTTTTAAGCATCGGACGCGTAATCCAGATATTATCAAACTGTTTCTTTCTAAAAGAAGTCAGTGCAACGTGTACCGCGGCAAGGGACTTACCACTACCAAAGTCTCCGTGTATAAAGTTGACATCAAACTCGTAGAACAACTTTACAAAGTCTTTTTGTTCTTCATTCAAGTCTACCTTTAACTTTGGCTCTGTTTTTAAAACTCTCTTTTCCGTATTCGCTTTCTTTTTTGGCTCGCTCATTAAATTGTATTTAAATTTATTTTTCTGGTAATAAGTGTTTTTTGTATACTCTGCAACTAACCCAAAAGTTGTATGAATTATCATCTAGCAAGGCTCCACTGCATATTATCATCGAGCTCTCGTAGTAAGTCATCTCTGCCTTTGTAAGACAGAACATCAATATCTCCTTCTCATATATGTCACCATTCTTAAGGTCTTCCGTAAGTGTCTTTGAGCTACCAGTGTAGTTTTTCCAAGGGGATTCTTTTACTTCGCGCTTAAATGTCTTACGGGAGTTTCCCGGGAGTTTCTTTTCCGCTATTGTCAGCTTCTTCTTGCTGTAGGAGGCCATGTTCTTTCTTCCTATATAGTGTTTACCATTAGTAAGGTTTCGTATTCGGTATATGAATCCTATAGCTCCTTCTGGAGTCTGGGAAATATCAGTTATCTCATTACCCTGATATTTCCAGATCACTGTTTGTTTTTTTACTGCCATTTTAATTGCTTTCGTGACCTTGTACTTCTTTTCCTAAGTCTTCTAAAAATAACTGCTCTTCTTTACGTTCTATAATAATATTTATAGCTTCGTTATACTTTCCTTTGTGCCCTCCAAAATAAATACCAACTAATCCTACTATTTCATTATTAATGTAGTGTCTGTAGATCCCTTGTTGCTTGCTTACCTCCCAGTCCATCGATACTTCATCCCAATCTGGATTAACGAGCTCTTGGCCTCCTTTTATAGGGTAGTGTAGTCTAATCATATTATTATGACTAAAGTTTTGTATAAATTCTCCTAGTTTCATTTTCTAGTCAGGGTTTTTAAAAAGTTATCAGCTGCGTCGTTGGCTATCTTGTGAAGCATTTCTCTTGTGACCAATATGGAGTGGTTGTCTTCGTTTGGAGAATGCACCCCACTCCTTTCCATTTCGTCCTTGAAAGCCATCGCGATGT